GCTAGTGGTGTTCCTACTGGGGTACTTACTATGTGGTCCACTGGTACCGCGCCTACTGGATGGCTGTTATGTAACGGTGCGGCGGTATCTCGCACCACCTATGCAGCTTTGTTTGCTGTGATTGGTACGACGTTTGGCGCAGGAGACACGACTACAACCTTTAATTTACCCGACTATCGGGACAGGATGCCTATTGGGGCAAACACTATCGCTGCTTCAATCGGCGCTACAGGCGGCTCCAAAGACGCGATTGTTGTAAGCCACACCCACACAGCAACGGTCACTGATCCGGGGCACTCGCATAGCATGACGTTAAATGTCTGGCGTGGCTCTAACGCTGGCAATACAAACCCTGCTTGGGGCGGTGGTGATCGACAGGATGCGACAAACAAAACACAGGCAACTACAACCGTGGGCACTGGGATTTCTGTATCTAACAGCACAGAAGGTTCATCCGGCACTAACGCAAACATGCCTCCATATCTCGGCATCAACTTCATCATCAAGACGTAAGGAGCCGCCGTGCCCCTACAGAAACTACAATTTCGCCCCGGCGTAAACCGTGAAGGGACTACGCTTGCCAACGAAGGTGGTTGGTATGACTGCGATAAGGTTCGCTTTCGTTCGGGCTTCCCTGAAAAGATAGGTGGATGGGCGGTTGAAACTTACACTACCTTTCTTGGTTACTGCCGCTCATTGTGGAACTGGGTAACGCTCAAAGGTTTTAACCTGATGGGCGTTGGCACTAATGCAAAGTTTTATGTTGAGAACGGTGGCGTGTACTACGACATCACACCTATTCGTGTGACTAACTTAAATTCAACTACTTTTGCAGCGGTTACGTCTTCACCTTTTTCTCCGTTTATTACCGTTACTGACTCTAGTGCGTCTAGTTTGCAAGCTGGCGACTTTGTCACATTTTCAAACTCGGCAAGTCTCGGCGGGAATATAACTAACACTATTCTTGACCAAGAGTATCAAATACAGTCCGTTACATCTGGGACGGTATATACGATTGTGGCCCGTGCAGCGGGCACGTCTGTCGCTGGGCTTAACTTCACGGTAAACACAACAACGTCCACTATCTCACTGCCAGTCGGTACCGTGATGGCTAACGGCGATACTGTCGCGCTGGTAATTGGTGGAGGCGCTGGCGCTCCGGGTGGATTGAACTACGCCGTTACGTATTACTTGGTGAATGTTGCTGGTAATACTTGCCAACTGTCGCTGACAAGTGGCGGCGCACCAATTACGTTAACTAGCGAAGGCACCGGGCTTCAGGCACTGTACTTTACTGTTTTTTCCAATGCGTCTGATTCGGGTACTGGAGGATCGGCGACTGACGCTGCGTATCAGATCAATACAGGCTACCCCATATACACCATAGGTACTGGTTGGGGTACAGGATCATGGTCGCGTGGTACGTGGGGTTCTGGGTTTACCACCGGTTTTGGCTTACAGCTGCGGCTTTGGAGTCAATCTAACTTTGGTGAAATTCTGCTGTTTAACCCGCGTGGCGGCTCTTTATATGAGTGGGCACCGGGTTCAGGCTCAACTCCTGCCTACGGCACTCGCGGCACCGTTGTATCCGGCACATATACGCCGTCTCTCATCAATGAAATCCTTGTATCGGATCAGTCGCGGATCGTCATTTGTTTTGGTTGTAACGACCCGAGCGGTACGTACGCAACGACTGAGCTTGATCCGATGCAGATTCGTTGGTCTGCGCAAGAAAGCTATACAGTTTGGGAGCCGCAAGCTACCAACCAAGCAGGTGATCAGCGGCTATCGCATGGTTCACAGATCGTTGGGGCATTGCAAACCCGACAGGAAATTAACGTCTGGACAGATGCGGCTATCTACGCCATGCAGTATATTGGCCCGCCGCTGGTTTGGCAGATCACACTACTCGCTGACAACATTTCAATCGCTTCGCCCAACGCTATGGCAACCGCGTCTGGCGTTGTGTACTGGATGGGGGTGGACAAGTTTTATATCTACTCTGGTCGGGTTGAGACGTTGCCATGCTCGGTGCGCACGTATATCTACAACGATATTAACCGCAATCAGTTTGCGCAAATTCAGGCGGGCACCAACGAGGGGTACTCAGAGGTCTGGTGGTTCTACTGTTCTGCTAATTCAGACATCATTGACCGCTATGTAATTTTCAACTACCTTGACCGTGTTTGGTATTACGGCTCAATGGATCGCACGGCATGGCTTGACTCCCCGCTGCGGCAGTTCCCTGTTGCGACTACAGGTAAGAACTTGATGGTGTACCACGAGGCGGCGATTGATGACGGCACTACAAACCCACCAAGCCCGATCAATGCGTACGTGCAGTCATCCGACTTTGATATTAACGACGGGCATAACTATGGGTTTGTGTGGCGGATCATCCCCGACATTACCTTTGATGGTTCTAACACCACAGGCTCCACAACAGTAAATCCAGCAGTCCAGTTTACGGTACGTCCTCGGCAGAACCCGGGATCAGGGTATGGTGTATCTCCATCGCCAACAGTCAAATCAGCGCAGAGCTACGCTGGTCAGACAACCTACACCGTGCAGGAATTTACCGAGATTGTGTACAGCAGGATTCGTGGGCGACAGATGGCGTTTAAGGTTAGTTCAGATACGCTTGGCACACAGTGGCAACTAGGCGTACCCCGTATCGATGTTCGACCAGACGGACGACAATAAATGACAACCCGCTTAAAAACCATAGCACTTACCAGCACACCGCTGTTGCCGTTTGCGCCAGTTCAGTATGACCGCGCATACCACGATACTCTCAACAATATTCTGCGCCAGTACTTCGCTACGGTTGACAATATTGCCGCGCAGTTTTGTTTGAGTGGCGTTTTCACAGTAGCAACACTACCCGGAGCGGCTGCGCTTGGTGCAGGAGCAAGAGCGTTTGTTATTGACTCGTCGGTATCAACATTTGGCACCACAGTGGCTGGAGGGGGCAGCACAAAAGTGCCGGTTTATTCTGACGGAACCGATTGGAAAGTTGGGTAATTAGCGTGCTGAAGTGCTAAACTTCTTGCAATTGACATTGAGGTGAAATCATGGCCTTTTTAGCCCCTCTTGCTGCTGCTGGCGGCACTGCTGCCGGTGCTGCTGCCACGGGCGGTGCCCTTGCTACGGGTTTATCCGCAGGTACTATTCTGGGAACAGGCGCAGCGAGTTCAGGGGTTCTTGGGGGGCTTGGTCTAAATGCCCTCGGGGGTATGGCTTCTACGTTGCCTGCTAGTGCGAGTTTGCTGGCGGCAGCTCCTGCGGCTACAACGGCAGCTGGGTTAGGTGCTGCTGCTCCGGGTATTTTCAGTGCTGCTGCCCCTGCGTTGGGTGGTTTGTCAGCAGGTACCGTCATCCCCACCGTTGCAGCTAAAAGTGCTGCGACAGGTTTAGGTAGTATTTTTGCTAACGCTGCACCTGCTTTGGGCGGACTTCCTGCTGGCACAGTCATACCGGGACTTGGTTCAGGCATCACAGGTGCAGTCCCGTCACTTGCCGGTGCTGTGCAAACAATCCCTGCTGCTTCGACACCCCTTCTACAAGCCGCAGGCGCAAACCCGTTATTTGGAGCAAACCAACTCGCCGCTAGTACAAACCTTGCCAATATGCAGGGTAGTATGTTGAACGCTATTAACCAAAATGTGGCGGGCGGTCTTGGTTCTCTTTCCCCTAGCGCGTTTAATGCCCCATTAGCGCAAGCAGCGAAGGCTAATGTGATAGGTGGCGGTACTACACAAACAATAAATACGGCGCTAAATAAAGCTGCGGCGGATGCAAACCTTGCAAACACCCAAGCCAAGATGCTAGAGGCAATTACGGAGAACGTAGCTGGTGGGGCAGCAAAAGCTTCTCCGGGGTTGGCAGCAGGTCCAGCGCCCTACACCCCAGCATCACCCATCATAAAAGGGCAGAACTTCCTGCAAAATCTTGGTAATTTAGTAAAAGACCCAAGCGTAGATGCGGCAATTGATTACGCTAAAGAGCACCCGATGGCAACAGCAGGGGCGGCGTACATGGCATACAACGCGCTAAAACCTGACGAAGAGAAACCACCAGAAGGGTCGCCGGGGTTAATTCGCCCATATACATTTACTCGAGAAACCCGTCCGGGCGTGTTTGATATGGGTGCACCCATCTATTCAGCAGCGCCGGGTTCGAGTGCTGAACGACTTTATTTCAACGATACATTCACCGCACAAAAACCATACGCTGCACCGGGGCCGGAATACAAAAAAGCAGCCGAAGGCGGGATTATGGGGTTAGCAGTTGGCGGCCCAGTTGAGACGATGTCTGCGCAAAACTCCGTAGGTGGCAATATGATGTACCCGCAAGCAGGGCTGCAAACGGCGCTATATAGCAACCCAATGGTGCAGCGTCCAGAGGCGGTTAATGTTATATCCCCCGGTGAAGGCCCAGCAGTAGGTGCATACACTGGGGAACAGAAGTTTGCTATGGGCGGCTTGTCTGATCTTGGTGGCTATTCCGATGGTGGTCGTTTGTTGAAAGGGCCCGGTGATGGAGTTTCTGATTCTATCCCTGCTGTTATTGGCAACCGTCAACCTGCTCGTCTCGCTGATGGTGAGTTTGTAGTGCCCGCCCGCATCGTGTCTGAACTAGGTAATGGGTCAACTGAAGCTGGCGCTCGTAAACTTTACGCCATGATGGATCGAGTGCAGAAAGCGCGGCGTAAGACAGTTGGTAAGAATCGAGTTGCAACAAATACTAGAGCGGATAAACATTTGCCTGCATGAGAATTCAGCACGTAGACATTAATTATGTGAATCAAATATGGCCGCAGGTGGAGAAATTCATCGAAGCGGCCTTGGCGTATCAAGACGACTACAACGTAGAGCACGCTAAAGTATATGTAACAAACGGCACTTGGACATTGATAGTTGCCCTAGATGATGTGGGTAATGTTCACGGCGCTGCAACAGTAATGTTTTACAACCGTCCGAACGATAGAGTCGCTTTTGTTGTAACGATGGGTGGCAGGTTAATTACAGGCCAAGAAACTTACACGCAATTTTCTGATTTGTTAAAAGCATTTGGCGCAACTTACATCGAAGGTGCGTCTCGTGAATCGGCAGCAAGACTATGGGAGCGGTTCGGGCTTAAAGAAAAGTACCGGGTTGCAGGAGCAAAACTATGAGATTCAATGATCGTTCGATGGCGTTGCTAGGCATACCTGACTTGCCTGCTGATGCATTCAAAAAAGAAGGTGGCAAGATTAAGTTGCACGGTGGTGGCCCGCCTTCGCAGCCTACTAACACTACCCAGACTACGACCACCATCCCCGAGTATGCCAAGCCGTATGTCGAAAGAATGCTTGGTAAAACCGAGGCGTTAACGGAGACTCCCTATCAAGCTTACGGCGGCGAACGAATTGCTGGTTTTACACCCATGCAACAGCAAGCTTTTCAGGGTGTTCAAAATATGCAAACTGCGTCGCAGCTTGGTACCGGTACGCAGATGGCGGGCCTCGCGGGGCTGCAAGGTCTTGGTGCAGGTCAGCAATATGCACAGCAAGCTACGTCGCCGGGTGCGATGGGTGCGTATATGTCGCCTTATATGAATCTTGCGCTTGAGCCGCAAATGCGTGAGGCTGCGCGTCGTTCAGCTATGGAAGGCCAAATGAATCAAGCCCAAGCGGTTCAGCGCGGCGCATTTGGTGGTTCAAGGTCCGCATTAATTGAAGCAGAGCGCCAACGTAATCTTGGGCAACAACAAGCAGACATTTATGGGCGGGGGATGCAGACCGCGTTTGAACAGGCTCGTCAAGCGCAGCAGTTCGGCGCTGATTTAGGTTTGCGTGGTACGGCTGCTGGGCTACAAGCCGCAGGCGCATTAGGTCAATTAGGGCAGGCGGAATTCGGGCAGCAGAAAGATATCCTGCAAGGGCAAATGGCAGCAGGTGCGCAGCAACGTGAACTTGAGCAACAAAGACTTAGCCAAGCGTACCAAGACTTCCAAAACCAACGACAACACCCATACCAGCAAGTGGCATTCATGTCAGATATGCTACGTGGTCTGCCGTTGGCTCAGTACTCGCAAACGATGTATCAACAACCTCCGTCTATGCTTGGGCAGCTAGGAGGGGCGGGGCTTACATATCTTGGCGCAAAACAGGCTGGGCTATTTGGTGCTAAAGGTGGTGTTGTGCCGGGCGGTCTCGCAAGTATTGCTGCTAACAAGTTGGCGCAGGGGTAAATCATGCAAAGACAACTGCAAGAAATTAAAGACTTAGCCATTAAGTACTCCAAAGAAGAGCTTGGGCGCATGGTGCAGTTGGGCATGCTTGAGCCACAAAAGGCAATGATGGCGGGCATGATGCGTGACCGTATTGCTAAGCAAGATACAAAACCCCCGCAAACTACTGCCGCGCAAGACGTGCTTGGACTGCCTACACTGGCAGTTGGGCCACAAAACATAACCCCACAGTTACGCTCTTCTCCCGGTATCGGCACTCCTCCGGCTCCTCCACTAATGATGGAAGCGGCTGAAGGTGGGCTACTTAATTTATCCGCTGGTGGCGTAGGTGAGTATGCTGGTGGTGGCATCGTTGCGTTTGGTGATGGCGGCGATGTGCCGGGATACGCCGGGGAAGATGAAAGCCTTGTCAGGTATAAACCGGGGTTGTTTGAGCGTGGGTTTATGTTCCCAGAAAATTCTTTCCTTGGCGCATTTCAGCGGAATACGCTACCGTTCCAAGAAAGCCCAGCGATGCGGAGCAATAAGGAGCTGCAAAATATTGAGCAGCGGTTAATGGACCCGAGCATATCAAGTGCGGAACGCCAACGTCTTGAGCAAGGGCGTAAAGTTTTGACTGAGCGTTTGTCTCAAAGCTATCCTAGTGAAGGCGCTCGTGGCGCAGCTACATTTACTAATGTGAGCAATGCTCTCCCTGCTGGAGATAACCAACAACCCCCACCACCTTCAGTTCCGACTGCTGGACGTAGAGGGCCATCCGCACCCGCCCCAGCGCAAAGTAAATCTATATTGTTAGACGCACCTACATTTAAACCGTTTAACCCCAACGCGATAAAAATAGCTGGGGAGTTTTATGAAGGTGAAGCCCCTAAAGAACTTGCTGATTACGGAAGAGAGCGTGCTGACTACCTGAGATCGCAGGGGGTTGATCCTAATTTAATCTCCAAGATGATTACCGATGTCGAAGGTAGAAAAGGTAAGCTTGAGAAGCGCAAAGGTGAAGCTAAAGGCGAAGCTCTCATGATGGCAGGTCTTGGCGTGATGGGCGCACGGCGGGGGCAAGAGTTCCAAGCTTTGAGCGAAGCAGGTCGTTCTGCGCTTACCGCTTACAAGCAGGACGTAAAAGACCTACGGGCTGCGGAAGAAAAATACGATGAGCGGATTGAAACACTTCGTATGGCGGATCAGCAGGCTAAACAAACCGGTGCTGAGAAAGACATTGCTCGTCGGGATGCTGCGAAAGATAGATTTGAAGCCGCCAAGATGGAAAAAGCAAAAGCGCAGAATGACTTGAATAAGACTAGTGCGCTAGTTTCTTCACAAGTATTCTCTGCTGAGACTAAGCGAGATGTTGATCTGTACCAAACTCGGCAATCCGCAACTACGTCGCAAGCCCAACTCGAGATGGAAAAATATAAAGCCGATCTGTCGGCACGAGTTCAAAGTGCCTATACAAATGCACTTCGGTTAGGGCAACTTGATGAGCGCCGTGCACGTACTTTGATTGAGGCGGCGGACTCGTTTATTAAAAATAACGGGGATAAATCCGTGTACCTTAACAGTCCACAACTACTACAACAAGATGCTATGGCGTATGCACAGCGGTTAGCAGAGCAGTTTATGAGGAATGCTCCTACCGGACAGGGCCCAGCGCCACAAACAGCACCGCCAAGTAATAGACCCCCGCTATCTTCGTTTGGGCGATAATTTAGGAGTAACACTATGGCATTTGATGTCGAAGGTGCTCTCCGCGCTGGTTACACTCTGCCAGAGGTAGTTGACTATCTTGGGCAGCAGAAAAAATTTGATGTTACTGGCGCTCGCCAAGCTGGGTATAACGACTCGGAGCTTATTCAGCATTTGATGGGGGCACCGGGCGCGAAAGGTCCGCAAACTGGATTTTTTGCTGGACTAAAAGGTGGGTTTGAAAGCCTAAAAGGGGACGTTGCGGCACTTGGTATTCCGCTTGGAGTAGCAGGTGCTGAAGCTGCACGTAAAGAATATAAAGAAAAAGCAGCACAAATCTACAAACAGCCAGAACTTACTGAAGCCCCGTTTGAGTACGTAAAAGGATTGGCGGGGCAGTCGCTTGCCTACATGGGGGCACCACTTGCTGCGGGGGCTGCGGCTGCGGTTGCCGCGCCTGAACTTGCAGTTGCCGGGATAGGTTCTGCTGCACTTGCTGCGTTTGGTACATCGGCTGCGCAGTTCACTGGTTCAAATATTTCTCGGCAAATAGAAGAAGGGATAAAGCCAAATGACGTGAACGCGATGGCTGCGGTTGGCGCGTCCATACCTCAAGCTGCGCTAGATACAATTGGTCTGAAATACATCCCCGGCATTCAACGTATTTTTAAGCAGGCTGGTAGAGAGCTTACCCGTGAAGAAGCTGCACATATTGTGCGCAACGGTATCATCGGCACCACTGTAAATACAGTCAAAGCTTACGGCCCATCTACGCTAAAGGCGATGGGCACCGAAGGACTTACAGAAGCCGCGCAGCAGGTGTTCGAGCGTGCGCAAGCGGGCCTTCAGTTAACAGATGCGCAGGCACGTAAAGAATACTTCGACAACTTTATTGGTGGTGCCATCCTCGGCGGGGGTATTTCTATACCCGGACGTGCGTTAGAAAGATCGGTTGCGCGGGAAAAATACGCAGCAGAAGATCGAGAGGCTGCTAGAAAAGAGGCCGCGTACACCGCAGGAAAAGGAGAACAACTACCGCTTGGGCAAGTGCCTGAGCTGAGTGAAGGATACGAAGGGTTCCGCGCACCACCAGAGCCATACCGTGAAGCTGAAGAGAAAGAAGCTGAACGTCAGAATCGGCTGTTCCAGATTACTGAGTTGCGGGATCAGCATGATGTGCTGATGCGTGAAGTTGACCGCCTGAAAGGGCAGTTCGAGACCGCAGCTTCTGATGAACAAAAGACCGCTATCCTCAACCAAGCAAACGAGCTAAACACTGCCCGTGCCGGTCTGGAAAAACAGATCAAGCAACTATCTAAAGGTTTGGAAGGTGCAGAACGTGCGGGTGCTGCACCAGAACCGGGGCAGATGGGGCTGGACTTTGAAGCTCCTGTCATGCCGCGCCAGCGCACAGGTGAAGGTGTTGTGCTTGGAGAAACGCCTGCTGCCCCCGCAGGTATCACACCTGAACAGACAGAGTTTTTCAGGCAACAGCGCATACAGGACATCCAAAGCAGACTGAGTGCCGGTCAGGCAATTACAGACGCTGACCGTGCGTTCTTACAGATG